CTCGCAAAAACTCGAGCTCGACGACCTCAAACTCCCCTTCTTATGAAAACCGAACTGGAAACCTGGCTGAAGATTAAATCGGACTGCGAAGCCGCCATCGAAAAGCACGGCGCAATAATCGAAGCCTACACCGACCGCGGGCAGATGACCATACGCGCCAATCCAGCCATAGCCTCCCTGGCCCAGGCTAAGAGAATGATCGAAAAAATGCAGAAGGAAATTAATAATCAGATGACGCTGGACCTATGACCTGGACGGAAGAAATAATCGAGAAGTATTGCGTCCTAACCGAAGACGCCAAGGCCGGTACCCCGGTCCGGCTAATGGACTGGCAGAAGGACCTAATCCGCCGGAGCGAAGGGAAGCGCTTGGTCTGGCTGGAGATCCCGAGGAAAAACGGGAAGAGTGCGTTTATTGCAATGCTGGCAATCGCCCACCTACTAAAGGGCTGGAAGGACAACAGCAACCCGCAGGTAATAATCGCGGCTGCCACCAGGGAGCAGGCCGGTATCTTATTCGGCTACGTCCGAAACACCATCCTAATGAACCCGGTATTGAAGCAAGCCCTAATACCTTACCGCCGGGAAATCCACCTACAAGGAAAGCCGGGTTTCTTGAAGACAATCACCAGCGACGGCCTCAGCAACCACGGCGCTAACCCCTCCCTAATCCTTTGCGACGAGGTCCACGCCTGGAACGAGCACAAGGGCCCGGAACTCTGGGAGGCTTTGCGCACTTCGATGGCTGCCCGCCCGTCTCAGATGGTAGCCATTACCACGGCAGGCGGCGCCTTCACCTTTGCCCACAAGTGGCACGAATATGCTACCAAGGTATTGAGCGGCGATATCGAAGATGAGAGTTTCCTGCCTATAATCTACGGAGCAAAGGACACGGAAGACCCACACAGCCCGGAGGTCTGGGCAAAGGCCAACCCAAGCCTGGGCGTTACGGTTACGATGGAGTACCTACAAGAGCTCAGCAACACGGCCAAGCACGACGAACCTACGCTACTATCACTCCGGAAGCTGCACCTAAACCAATGGGCAGGCAGCGCACAACCGTACATTGAACTCGGCACCTGGAATCGGTGCGCCGCGAAGGAGCCCATCGGCCTGGCGAACTGGAGGTGCTACCTCGGCGTCGACCTTGCAGCTGTTAACGACTGGACGGCCTACGTCTTACTTTTCTGGGACGGCAGCGATCGCTTCTACACGAAACAGTACTACCAGATTACGGAGCACAGTATGAACAAAAGGAAAAACAAGTACCCCAACCTGGTCCGGAACTGGGAGAAAAACGGACACGTCGAGATACTACCAGGGGAAGTAAACACCACCCCGGACCGCGTCCGCCGGATCCTGGAGATTTGCGACGAATGGCCGGTAGAGGCTGTATTCTTTGACCCGTGGAACGCAGCGGAAACCATTGACCAGGTGCGGCAAAAGTTTGGGGCGAAGTTTTGTTTTGAGGTGCGGCAGGGCGTCCTAATGATTAACGAGCCAATGAAACTGTTGTACCGCCTGGTCCAGCAGCGCCGCATAGGCCACGACGGCAACCCGGTGACGGCTTGGCATATCAGCAACACCACGCTCCAAATTGATAAGAACGACAACTGGACGTTCAACAAAAAGAACGCACCGGATAAGATAGACGGGACCGCCGCCCTTATTACAGCCCTTGCCGGCTACGTTCACAACGCCCAGGCGAGCCAGTCAGTTTACCAGACTGAAGATATTATTTTTGTATAGTTTGGTTTGGTAGTATATTATTCATAACATTTGCGCAATGGCCTCACTCTTGCAACGAGTAACCCGGAGCATATCCGGTATCATTTCACCCAAGCCCTGGCTCTACCAACTTATTGGCGGAACCAGCACCAACGCCGGGGAAACCGTAAACAGCAATAACGCGCCCACGGTCTCGGCCGTATTTGCCTGCGTCTCCTTGATCTCGGATACCATTGCCTCCCTTCCTTTCCACCTTTACGCGGAGAGCGAAGATGGTAAAACTCGCGTAAGCTCAGAGCTGGACCGCCTGGTAAGCCGGAAGCCTTCCGAGGCCTACAATTCGTACTACTGGCGCCAGGCAATCATTAACAGCCTATTGCTTCGTGGTAACGCCTACATACTTCCGGTCCGGAGCCGCGGCCGCATTACTGCCCTGGAGCTGATCGATACGGACCTGGTGACCATCGACACCACCAGCGGCGCCCTTATTTACAGCCTTTACCTTCCAGGTGGCGTAACTATGCGCCTACAGCCTTCCCAGATAATCCACCTAAAGGCCTGGACCATCGACGGAATCAACGGGCTTTCCCCAATCATTTACGCGAAGGAAACCATCGGAACCGCGATGGCTGCTAATAAGCACCTCGGCGGATTCTACGGCAACGGTGCAATGCCCAAGGGAATCCTGCAACTGGATGGATCTATCCGGGACGTCGACCGCCTCCGGGAGCTTGGCAACCAATTCGACCGCCGGTACTCCGGCTCCAACAGCGGGAAGACTGCGGTACTTACGGCTGGCGCCGAGTACAAGGCCGTCGGAATTTCGATGCAGGACGCGCAGTATATTGAGTCGATGCGCTTTTCTGTTGAGGAAATCTGCCGCATTTTTAAGGTGCCACCTCACAAGGTAGGCCACCTGCAGGGCTCAAGCTTCAACAGTTCAATAGAAGCCCAAAATGCACAGTTTGTTTCCGACTGTATCCGCCCGCTTTGCGAAGCCATCGAAATGGAGTTTACCAACAAACTGGTAACCGGAAACCTGGAATTTGAACTGGATCTAAAGAGCCTAATGCGTGGCGATATGCTGGCCCAGGTGCAGCGCAACGTAAGCTACTGGAACATCGGCGCAATCAGCGCCAACGAAATCCGAAAGAGCGAAGGCCTGGCCCCCATTGAAGACGGGGACGAATACAACAAGCCTCTGCATATGTCACCAACCAACGATATCCAAAATGGCACAATCAACAGAGAGGGAGACCAGGAGCCTACCGCTTAACGGCGGCAGCCAGGAGGGCCTAATCTTTGGCTACGCGGCCAACTACGAGGCTTACGATATGGGCGCCTTTAACGAGCGCATCGAGCGCAGCGCCTTTAAAGGCCTGGACGGCTACGATATCCACGCCCTACTAAATCACAGCTACGACCACGTACTGGCTCGCCGGAACAAAGGCAAGGGAACGCTGGAGCTCCGCGCCGACGAGCAGGGCCTTTACTTTGAGTTCAGCGCACCCGAGACCAACACCGGCAAGGAAGCCCGCACCTTAATCGAGCGCGGCGACCTGGACCAGGCCTCCTGGGCTTTCACCGTGAAAAGCGAGCGCTGGGAGAACGTGAAGGGCGAAAAGCCTACGCGCGTAATCACAGAGGTAGCCGAAATCTACGATATCAGCCTCACGCCGCGCGGGGCAAACCCCTCTACCGCTGTGGCGATGCGAAGCCTGGAGAGCGCCCTCGCGGCCGAGGTGGTAGAACCAACAGAAACCGAAATTTTAAACCCCACTAATATGGACCAACACCAAGAATCTGCGGAAAACCCCGCAGCTGGAGTTGACGCCTCGGCCTTGGCCGGAGGTCTTAGCTCCTCACAGAAGCGCGATATGGCACGCTTTAACATTGTAAAGGCTATTCGCGAAGCCCGCAGCGGTAAGCTGACTGGCATCGAAGCCGAAATGAACCAGGAAGGTCTGGCCGAGCGCCGCCGCTTGGGCATCGACACCCGCGACGCACAGATGGGCGCAATTCACTTGCCCGACTTCCTCAACAAGGAAATGCGTACCAACACAGTTACCGGCGGAACCGGCGGCAACTTGGGCGGAGACTTGGTCTACACGGACCCAGGACGCTATGTAGATTTCTTGTACCCCAATACTCCAATGCTCGGCCTTTGCTCTGTAGCTGAGAACTTGGTCGGAAACGTACAGTTCCCAGTACAAGACACGGACTACACTTTGGCTTGGAACACCGAGACCGGCGCAGCTTCTGCCCAGGACTTGACTTTCTCCACTATCACGATGTCGCCTAAGCGTGCCGTAATCGCTGCCGCTGTATCAAACCAGCTTTTGGCCCAGGAATACAGCCAAGGTATCCAGGCACGTATGGTTAACCAGCTTAACCAATCTTTTAACAAAGGCCTGGAGGCTGCTGTTTTGGTCGGTACTGGCGCTTCTAACCAACCTACCGGTATCTACACCGCTTTGAACGGAACCGCTCAAGACTTGGCCCTCGGTGCTATCAGCTACGACGACCTGGTAGATATGGAGGCTTTGCTGGCCGCTAACAACGCCCTTGGCGGACGCCTGGGCTACGTTACCCATCCCAACGTGGTAGCGAAATTGAAGAAGACCAAGGTAGACGCAGGCTCCGGCCGCTTCTTGGTTGAAGGAATGTTGGACCCAGTTCAGACCGCCAACGGCTACAACATTTACTCAACGACCTTGAGCAAGCGTACCGCTGGAACTCCCGACACTTACGGCTTGTTGTTTGGTAACTTTGAAGACGTTCAAATCGGATTCTGGGGCGGCGCCACTTTGTTGGTAGATCCCTATACTGAAATGCTTTCTTCTACTGTACGTATCTACGTGGAGCGCTTTATGGATATTGCAATTTTGCGCCAAAAGAGCTTCGTTATTGCAGACGACGTAACTATCTAAATGACAACAGCCAACTACACCCCCGCAGCTATTAACCTCACCGAGGTAAAAGCTTTCTGCCGAGTGGATAACTCCGCAGACGATAGCCTCCTTACTTTCCTTTACAACGCAGCTTGTGAGGAAGCGCTGAGCTACGCGCAGGTGGTCGTAGGTACGGCAACGGTAACCGTGGTAACCAACTGGGCAGACTATTACAGTCTGCCCTTTTGGCCCATTGGTGCAATTACGCACGTTAAAGTAGACGACGTGGCGGATACCGAGTACACGCTTTTAAACGGCGTACTTACCCCCTCCATCGAGGGCGACAAACTGGAGGTAGTGTATGCAGCCGGATACGGAGCGAATACACCGAAAGATATCATACACGCAATCTACCAACGCGTGAAATATGGGTACGACTACGGCGACGACTTGCCGCAGCCTACGCCGCGCTTTTTTGACCGCGTACTTTTCCGTTACAAGAATACGCTGTGACCTTAGACCGGCGAATCACTCTGTACAGCCCAACCGTTACCACAAACAACAGCGGGCAGGTGCTGCGTTCCTTCGCGAGCGCTGGCACTTGCTATGCACAGCTGGTAATAAACGAGCAGGCAGGAACGGAGGCTTTCGTATCGGACCAGATGCAGAGCTCGGCCGTGGTGCTATGGCGCGTCCGTTACCGGACCGACGTCCTGGGCTCCTGGGAGCTGGACCACAACGGACAACGCTACGAAGTGTTGAGCGCCCTACCAGAAGGCCGGCGCCGGTACACACTAATCAAAAGCCGACTCAAAGACAATGCCTAAGAACGGTATACAAGGCTTTGAAAAGCTTAGGCAGGATATCCGGAATGCTCCGGAAAAAATCCGCTTGCAGGAACTTTACAAAGAGCTCCGGGCAGAAGCTACCCCGGTACGTAACGCAGCTCGGCAGGAAGCCTATGCTGACGTGAAAAAACCAGGTACTGGAAATCTTTGGAAGGCTATTAAAATAACACGCGCCAAAGTTAAAGTATGGCGCGACCAGATAGGAGTTTGGGTCGGACCTACCCGAGTAACCGCAGTAAAAGAAAACCGGCAAGCCTACCCGTTTATGCAGCTTTTCGGGTCCAAGTTCTATGAAGCCAAAGACTTTATGGGCAAGGCCTGGGAAAAGGAAGGCAAGCAAACACGTGCTAAAATTGACCGAGTGGGCACACGGCACTTTCAAAAATCTTTAAGGAAAGCGTTTAAATGAACTACCTAAAGATAATTCGAGACGCCTTACTTGCCGCTCAAGCGCTGCCGGTATACGCGATGGCAGCGCCCCAGGGAACCACAGCCAATCACATAGTATTGCAACTGGACAGCTTGGACATTACCGAGACAAAGGACGGCTACAAGATGCAGGACGCGAACGCCCAGGTATACATATACCACACGGACGCGGACACCGCCCAGACCATCCTACAATCCATCCGCACGTATCTTGCCGCCAACGGCAATGCTGCGTACCTTTCGGCTTGGATGACCAACCTACAGACCTTATACAACCAGGACGAAGAAACCGTAATCCTGGCAGCCGATTTTACTTTTACCATTAAAACTACCTAATTATGGCAACCAACTCCGGTACCGAATTTCGCGTACTACTATCCACAGACGGCACGACCTACAAAGGCTTCGCCAACGAAACCGAGTGCAGCTTTGAAATTACAAGCGACACCCGCGAAACCACTAGCAAGGACTCCGCAACTTGGCGCACCTACGTACCAAATGCACGCACTTGGACCGCTTCCGGCTCTGCTATATTTGGAGACGACGACGCCAGCAAGTGGAACCCGGACGAACTCTACACTTTGGTAGGGACAACTGTTACTATCAAATTGACGCCTTGCGCTGCTGGGTCTGTTACTCCTGCAACCGGAGAGAGCGCCCTTACTGGCTTGGCTGTACTTACTTCTTTCTCCAGCTCGCAGCCGGATAAGGATAACGGTACTTTTACGTTCAGCTTGCAAGGAGCTGGAGAATTGGTTAAATCTACGAACTAATGGAAAAGGGGATGAAATTTACGCTGGGAGCGGCGTTAATGTTTGAGGAATTGAGCGGCAAGAAAATGGCCGACCTCGGCGATGGTTTAGGGTTGAAGGATACAGTAATTCTGTTATACGCGCAGAAATACTGGAATCAAGCCGAGCGGCCTACGCTTGAGGCCTTTACTTTAGAAATTGGCGCCAACGATGTACACGAGCTCCCGGCGTTACTCAACGCCCCTTTTTTCCCGACGGAGGCCCAGTAAAATTACTGGGTCTCCTACTCGGGAGAATAGGCCTATCTAAAGCCGATGCATTAAGCTTAACAAGCGAAGAGGTCGAGGCGGTACTGGAGGCTTACACAGAGGGCGAAAAGGATACCTGGAAGCGCACGCGATGGCACGCTACAATAGTGGCGAACTTTAGCGGCAACGCAAAGAGGTCCGGGCTTAAGCCTACGGACTTCTTTAAATTTGAAGAGGAAAAATACAGCTCCGGTATCCGCGAGCTTTTTAAAATAGCAAAAGATGGCGGACACGATAGTAAGTAGGTTACTCTTCGGGATTGACACCCGGGAGTTTAGAAACGGTATCCGGAATATGGACCGCGACCTGCAAGCGCTATCCAAGAACGTCCAGAACATCGGTAACGTAATTGGCGCCACCTTTGCGGTCGGAATGATTCAAGACTTTACGGTGGAAGCCGTGAAACTTGGCGACCAACTGGCAGCAGCTCAGCAGGGCTTTAAGCGCTTCGGAGACGCCAAAGATATGGAAGGCTTGCGCAAGGCTACCAAAGGGATGGTAACCGACGTAAAGCTATTGCAGAGCGCCATCCAAGCTGGTAACTTTGGAATCCCCATCCAGGAGCTTGGCAACCTATTTAAGTTTGCGCAACTGCGAGCCAAGGAGACCGGCCAGGAGGTAGATTTCCTTACGCAGTCTATTGTCACCGGTATCGGACGTAAGAGCCCGCTGATCCTGGATAACCTTGGTATTTCTGCCATACAACTACGGGAAAGACTCGGCGGCGTCTCCGCTGAAATGGCGAGCATAGCCGAGGTAACTCAAGCTGTAAGCTCTATTGCCACAGAGGAAATCTCAAAGATGGGCGATAGCATCGAGGATGCTACCACGCAGGCAACACAGCTCACCGTAAAGTGGGAAAATTTTAAAGCCCTTGCCGGTAAAAACCTAAGTGAAAACGTAAGCGGAATAGGTAAGCTGACCGAATCTTTTTTAGATTTAGGTTTAGCTGTACAGTTCTATATTGAAGCAGGTACTGCAGCTTCCAAGCTGGTATTTTTTGGAGGCAAAGAGCAAGGGAGCGGAAGCTTCAAAAATGCAATGCTTGATATCAATCAGGCCATAAGTGACCAAAAATGGGCTTTGGATGATTTAAAGCGCATATACGAGAAATTTAATCCTCCCGTAACCAAAACTATTACCACGCTTGGCGGACTAAAAGAAAAGCTGGCAGAGCTCCAAAAGGAATATGAGGAAACCGACGTAGCCAGTCCGCGCTTTGCCCAGCTTAGAAAAGAAATAGAAAAGCTCGACAACCAGCTTAAGAAACTTACCAAGCCAGAAGTATTAAAGCAGGTAGTTTTTTATAGCGAAGCGGCCGCAGATTATCTGCGCGACATAAACGAGGAACTGTTTAAAGGCTCGGACTACTGGTTTACATACGGCGACCGAATGGCGGAAGCCTTAGACCCTTCGGCTCTGGAAAATTTTGCTATTACCTGGCAAGAAACGGAGCACGAAACTATACCAGGAATTCGCAATTTATCAAAGGAATTTGAAACCTTAAACAGTCTAATTGATATTACAGCAAATACCTTAGGTAATTCTTTACAGCAAAGCCTAAGCTCTGTATTTAACTTAGCAGTCCTAAAGCAGGAGTTAAAAGGCCTACAAGAAGAGTTTAAAAATATGGATACATCGAACCTGCGCTTTAATGAATTGAGCCAGGAAATCGAGCGACTCCAAGAGCAGATAAGTAGCATAGACGGCGATTTCTTTAAGACGTTAATAGACAGCCTTAAGAAGATGGCCATACAACTGGCCGCAACTGCCGGCGCGGCGCTTGCCCTTTCCGTTATTCTTAAGAGCCTGGGCATAGGAGGCGGCGCAACTATTGGCCAAATCTTTAAGGTAGTAGGCGGCCAGATGGGGCTACCGGGCTTAGGTGGCTCCAGCTTTAACCCGCTTACCGGCAACGTGGAGGGCGGGCTCTTTGGTGGCCGCACTACCTTGCGAGGCAATGATATCTTTTTGGCAAACAGCCGTAGCGGCTATGATTTGGGTAGAATAGGTGGCTAAGACAAGATACGCAATCGGAGAGACAGCGGCCCATACTTTTGAAATTATGGACCTCAACGGGGCTACCTGGAGCAGCTTCGAGTTCCACGTTTACGACTGGGAGATTAACTACCAGGCAAACGACGCCTACCAGCCCGGTATAATTCCATCCACGTTAACGCTGGAAATCTTAATTGGAGACCGGGACAGTATTACCGGCCCACTATATGACCTAATGACGGACAGTACCGGCCGCTTTGTAATCCAGGTATACAAGACCGGGCCCCTGGACCTTTGGCGCGGATGGATACAGCCGGAGCTCTGCTCTGTGGAGCTAATCAACGGCCAGCGAGTAATCCGCCTGGAGGCTTCCGATGGCTTTGCCTTCCTGGATGCCACCACCAACCGCCTGGACTCCGGAGGCATTGCCACCGGCTTGGTGCCCATTACTTCCCAGCTGGCAGAAATTCTACGCTTCGGCAATTACTTCGACCTTTTCCGCAATTTCGTTATTGCAGCTTGCAAGCGCGGCTATTACGTGGGCTCCAACACCGACGAACAGCCTGCCGGTGGTGAATCGCTGTACTACGCCGCTTGCATATACGAAAACTGGATGTACGAGCTGAGCTCGGGCCAGCGGAACTTCCGAAACATACGCGAGGTCCTGGATGACATTTGCACCACCTTCGGCCTGCAATGCTTCCAGGTGCAAGGCTACATTGCCTTCCGCCCGATCTACGACGACAACCCGGTTACGTGGTACGAATACGATTTAGCAGGGGACCACAGCGCCTACCCGGTAATTCTGGGCGGTACCACCTCAATAGTGCCCCAGAACGGCGGCCTTGAGATGGCAAAGGCTGCGGTGCGTGAGTGGTGGGTTAACCACACAATCAACGCACCTACGCTAATCAACCAGGACAACGTGCCCAGCACCCGCACGGCTGAGTTTATAGGCACGGTGATACCTACGGGCTCCAATAACCTTAAGTATTGGCTCGACGCAATTTTCGACGTAATCCTCCCCGGTAACTATGGTAGCCACACCGTAGGCTTCCGGGTTACTTACCGCTGGCAGTTCAATGGCTACTACTGGAACGGGACTGCCTGGACCACCACGCCATCCAACGCCACGTACAACTTCACGGAGGCTTTGGACAACCCGGACCCGGATCCGCTGGAGACCCAGGTACAGCACACGGTGGCGAATAATAAGTCGATGACCACCCTGCCGAATATCGGACCAAACGATATTTACCTTACGGTATCCATTGCACGGACCAGCGGCCCAGCGCTTACCATAGTGAACAGTAACTGTACGTACAAACTGGAATATGCGCAGAGCCTTGGCCAGTTTATGGTTTACCTAATCGACAACAAGAGCAAGGCAATCGGCGAGTACCGGGAGAGCACTACGCGCCTGGGGGATAAGTACGTAGCCAACCCAACGGCTACCACCGCCACCGCCAACGAGCTGCGCATATATCTGGACACGGCCCGCGCTAGTCAGATAGGAAACGCTACCTGGGGCGACAATCGGCAGCCGCTAATCTATGCGGTCTATTACGACCTGGTCTCCAAGCTGGCGAAACCTCGGCAGTACTACGAGCTGGACACAGTTACCCAGTACTACGACTACAGCAAGCGGATGAACTTTGGCGGCGAATACTACCGGCCTATTAACCTCACCATCCGGGAGGACGAAAGCAGCGCAACCCTTATTAAAATAGAAACGGACACCCCGACGCCGTAATTTGTACTTTTGAACTATGAGAGCAGCCCAATTTTTAGCCATTATCGGCCGAGGTAGCAAAGGCAGCAATGCCCTGGAGAATACCGAAGACCGCGCAGGTGCCACGTCAGAGCAGCAGGACAACGTAATTAACACAGTAAACAGCCTGGACCCCTACGGCCCAAGCTGGCAGCTGGTCCCTGGTAACGTCGCAGCGGGCACCGTCTACGCCCAGGTGCCAACCAGCGGAACCGGTGACCTCACTTTTACGCGGGCTTCTACAGCAACCCGTACCAACAGCGCGGGTAATATAGTGGACGTGGCCAGCGGCGTGGGTCGTATTCACTACCGGAATGCGGACGGCTCCCTTTCTTCTACTGGCCGCCTGCTCCTGGAGCCACAGCGCACCAACTCCATCCGCAATTCCACGATGGTGGGGGCGGTGGCGGGGACGCCTGGGACTTTGCCTACGAACTACACGGCAAGTTCTGGAACATTAGGGTTAACCCGCACCATTGTAGGCACTGGAACCGAAAGCGGTTTAACATACCTTGACGTTCGTTTTAACGGAACTGCTTCAAGCACTGGGAATACAAGAATTGCGTTTGAAGCAACTACTGGTATTGCGGCACTTGTTGGACAAGCTTGGTCGCTAACTACATATGCAAAAATTGTATCAAGCCCCAACGCACCTAACTCGTTGGCTCTGGTTATTACTGAAAGAAATTCTGCTGGTAGCGGGCTTATTGAAGGTACTTCTACAATTGTACCAACCAGCTCTTTGCAAAGATTTACGTTTACCAGAACAAACACTGCTGCCACCTGTGCATTTGTGGAACCATTAATTTCATTTGCTCTTACCAACGGAGCAACATACGACTTCACCATCCGCATCGCTGCTCCTCAAATGGAATTGGGGGCTTATGCAACTACGTTCATTCCTACCACTACGGCTGCGGTGACGAGGTTGCAAGACACCGCAAGTAAGACGGGGGTTTCTTCGCTTATTGGACAGACCGAGGGAACTATTTTTGCGGAGGTTTACATTAGCCAATTACAAGGTGCAGTGGCTCGAACTTTAATAGACATCGGCTCTACCAATAATCGCATTTTTGTGGGCTTTACGGGCGAAGCAAGTAATACAATTCGATTGCAAATAGACACTTCGGTCTCTACGGTAAGAGTTGACTTTAGAGCTGTTATTGCTTCTATTGGTACAATAAAAGTAGCCGCAGCATATAAAAATGGCGACTGTGCTTTATATGTTAATGGTGTTGCTGGAACGCAGATTGTGAACACTTCATTTTCTTTTACCACTTTGGCGAGCTTGGTTTTGGGGCAAACTATTTCAGGTACTGCTTTTCTAAATGATAGTATTGCCCAAGCCGCCCTATTCCCAACCCGATTGACAAACGCCCAACTGGCACAACTCACTACGCTATGACCTGGAAGAAATACGAACTGACCGCCACCGCTTGGAAGACCTTAAGCGCCACGATCCAGGAGACAAACGACCAAGGAACCTACTGGGGCCCTGCGGTCTTGGCCGTGGTGGAGCTGGGCAAACTGTGCAAGGCCTACGGCACGGACGCGGAAGGAAACGAGGTCTGCACGAGCCGCAGTACCAGGCTTTCCGTGGATATCTTGTGGGCAGCCGATGCGATGGCTACCTTCGCCCAGTACGAAGTAAGCCCTGCGCCCGGCTCGGAGGCGCACCAATTTGCCGGACTGGCTTGGCCAAATGAGTGAGAGCGGAATACACGACACAGCGAAGGTTTGGATTTTTAGCCTGCTGAGCCTTATTGTTTCAAACGCGCAGCTGGCCGTCGGCCTGGTGCTAATGCTGGCCAACCTCGGCTATACCCTTTGGAAGTGGAGACGCGACTACCTCAAAGAGAAACGCAATGCAACTAAGTGAGCACTTCACCTACGCCGAACTCACCAGGAGCACCACGGCCGTCCGTAAGGGCCTAAGCAACGCGCCAACCAAAGAGCACGCGGCTAACCTGGTGCAACTGTGCAACGAGGTCTTAGAGCCTTTGCGCAAGCTGTACGGCCGACCTATCCGGATAAGCTCGGGCTACCGCAGCCCAGCCCTTAACAAGGCCGTAGGTGGTAGCGCCGCGTCTCACCATTGCATAGGTATGGCGGTCGACATTGACCAGGGCAACCCCGCCGAGAATATGAAGATATTCAACCTGCTAAAGGCCTACGGTACTTTTACGCAGCTGATCTATGAGTTTGGGAATTTAGAAGACGGACCCGACTGGGTGCACGTTTCATACGACAAAGACGACTTGAGCCGCGAAATACTGCGGGCGGTCCAGGTCGGTAAAAAAACGCAGTACGTTAAATGGAAGTAATATGACACAGGACGAAATGGTAGTGTTGGTTATCAGCTTTGCTGTTGGCCTCATTTTTAAGCGCCCGGGTATCGTACAAGCAGCTTTTGATAAGGTGTTTAGGAAAGGCAAGTAATTGAAGCTGCGATACTTGGAGGGGGACTACGGTCCCCTTTTTTTATTTTGTTTAAAATTTATTTGCAGATTTAAAATAAGTGGTGTAGTATTGCTGTATCCTAAAACACCTTTTTATGAAAAACCTACTGTTTTACCTTAAGCTATTTGTAGCCGGCTTTTCGTGGCTCTACTTTTGTTTCTGGCTTGCGTCGTGACTGCTGACTTCTACAACAAGCTCGCGCAGTTTCACGCTGCCGGCTTTAACAGCACCCGCGCCCAGGCGCAGGTAATCGCTGACGCAACCGGAGAGAGCCCGACACGTATCTACCAGGTCCTGCTATTTATCAGGGACCAAAACGATATAGTCGAGCTAATGGAAAAAACCCTTAACCACATTAAAAATGCATAGCCTCGAACTTGCAGAGGGACACCTTGCCCGCGTGGAGAGCACCCTCAATTCTTTGTATGGCCGCTTTGCGCAGAGCTCGCAGCCTATGGATCGGTATTACCTTTTGGTAATGCAGGAAGCGCTTCTAAGAGTTCAAAAAGCCCGCTTTGAGCTGGCGTCCGTTTCAACGTATGAAGTACCTTCCCAATGGTAGACCACGCATTACTAACCCGCACCCTGGACCAGGTCGAGGGCGGAAGTATTCCAGCCTACCAGGCCGTGGTAGATATCCGAACCAGCATAAAGATGCTGGAGGAAGCGCTGGACCAAGTGAAGGAGCAGGCCACCGCCGAAATTAAAGACCTCGGCGCTACGTCTTACAAAGGCTGGCGCGTGGAATATATGCCAGGAACCGCACGCCACAGCTTTGACCACATAGACGAATGGCTGGTATTAAAAGGGAAGCTTTCCTTCATTGAGCAACAGGCCAAAATGGCCCGCGCGGCCTGGGAGAAAGGCCGCCATATCCTGGACCAGGAAACCGGCGAAATCTTCCCGCCAAGCCAAGTAAAATACACAACCGACACCGTTAAAATTACCATACAAAAATGAATACAATCGACTTTACAAAAGGCCACAATATGGTATTGACTGGCTTGGCCCAATGGGCGAAAATTACAGAGGCTTCCGGTCCCTCTGATTTCAGCAAAAAGTACCAGCTTAACTTGATCCTGGCAAAGGAAAGCATCGACGACCTGGCCAACCTCGGCGAGCGCGCATACGCTGCCGTGGTGAAGGTGGAAAAGATGGACAAAGAGACTGAGCAGATGGTCCGAGTTCCGGCTTTTATTACAGCCAAAAGCGCTAACCTGCCGCAGGTATTCACCCTGGATAGAAAATCCTACCAGGGGCTTATAGGAAACGATAGCCTCCTTAAAATAAAGGTGACGTTGAAGGCCTACGAATATATGGGAAAGAAAGGCCTTACCGTCTACCTTAAGGGCGCCCTAATCCTGGAGCTTAAGGAGTACACCGGAGTCGCTAACCTGGACGATTTGTGGCAAGGTGTTGACGTAAAGCAAGCCCCAGTAGATGACCTACCGTGGTAAGAAATCCAAGCGCGGCGAAATAGCCGCGCACCTTAACTTTTTAGCTGAGATCTATGGCGTTAAACGCAAAGCAGAAAGGCAACCGGTGGGAGCTACTGTGTGCCCATTTACTGAGACCGATTTGGCCGCAAGTTGCGACTGCCCGGCTAATGAGCAAGGCGGCAGACGATGCCGGTATGGACTTGGTGAACACCGGCCGCTTTAACATACAGTGCAAGCACGTAGAGCGAGGCCTGGACCTCCACGGCACGCTGGATAAGATGCCTACCTTTGGCTTTAATATAGTCCTATGGAAAAGAAATCGAAAGACGCCTTTAGCAGTGTTAACGATGAGCCAAGCGCACGAGCTTATATCGATGCTGCAAGTTGCTTCGAGGATAGAGAAAGGCGAAAGTATCGATGCATCGAAGCTGGCCACCTACCAAACGACTATACGAACGCTTTTTTAAATCACTTCGGCTTTATTATTTACGACAAAAAACCTGTTAATTATGACCTCAAAAAATACCACCGAACCGAGCAAAAAGACCCCCTACAATTTTGAAGAGAGCAGCCTCGGAATCCTACTCGAAAGCCTGCGTAACAACGGCGTGATAGTCGAAGCGCAAAAGTTTAAAGAGCTGTATGAAATTGAGCTACAGCTACAGTACAATAACGGCTATACACAAGCTTACGAAGATGGACGCGCTACAGCTTTATATACAGAATCAGAAGGATAAGGGCTACCCATTGCACAACCTGGAGCGCTGGTATGCCGGCCTCCAGGAGCAACGGGCCCAGGAACGGGCAGAACTTGAACGAATGGAAGACCGGCTAAAGTGCTGCCTTTTGTTTATACTGCGCACGAATTACCGGGCGCTTTACGTGGAGGACTTAGCCTCCCACGATTTTAATTTTTTACACCACTTTGCTACAGATGATATTAAAGATAAATTCAACGAAGTATGGCCTATCTGGAAGCCTTAGACGGCGTTAAAGATCACTACACCTGCGGCAACCTATTGCTTGCCCAACTGAGCGCTAAGAGCGCTTTTTTTAGCGCTGGACTATTTTACGTATTTAATGGCAGCGCTTACGAGGTGCTGCCCGAGGACGATATCCGATATGCTATTATACACACACTTAAAGAAAGAGCCAGCAGCACCAACGTGGCATTTATCCTCCACCGGCTTGCTGTTGAGCTGGCAGCAGAGCCTAACACCAACCCCCACCTACTGGCGTTCAGCAACGGAGTCTTTGACCTGGAGCGGGGCGTACTGCTGAAAGACGTTAGCCTAATCCGGGAGCACCGTATTACCGGGCTTATGCCCTTTAAGTACGTACCCAAGGCATTGCCGCCGGTCTGGCTTAACTTCCTAGACGAGGTATTTAAGGGGGACGAAGACCAGGAGCAAAAGGTACAGTTCCTCCAGGAGTGGTTTGGATACACGATCTGCCGAGGTCTAAACTTCCACAAAGCCCTGGTACTGTACGGCGACGGAGGCAACGGCAAAAGCGTGGTCCTGGATACGTTGGCGGCAATGGTGCCTAAAGTAACGCGCTTGGAGTGGTCCGAGTTCGGCGAGCAGCGAGGCCTTGAGCGCCTGGCCGATGCCTGGCTAAATTGCTCTACTGAAATTAGCTTTAAAGAGACCAGCAGTACCACCGGCTTTAAGAAGGCCGTAGCCCAGGAAATCCTTACTGCCAACCCAAAGTACAAGAAGCCGTTTGACTTCACGCCAAAGGCGAAACTCACCTTCGCCACTAACGGCCTGCCCCAGGTGGACGACACCAGTAACGGCGTCTTCCGGCGCCTGGTGGTGCTGACCTTTAACAACAGCTTCATAGGTAAGGAAGACTGGCAGCTACAGGAAAAGCTTTACAAGGAACTGCCTGGGCTATTTAACTGGGCGGTAATTGGCTATAAGCGGCTTTTGGATCAGAAACGCTTTACCGAGGTGCCCAGTAACGTAGTAGAGCTGGCAGAATACCGCAGCTCTGTTAATAGCCTCCAGTCGTATTACGACGATCAGCTTACTATGCGCCAAGGTGACCAGGTGACATTTGCCCAGTTCTATACCGGCTACTGCCTTTATTGCTCCGAAAGCAATAACCGGCCCTTCGCTCGTAATAAGATGCGGGGCCTAATAAAGCAGCTGGGCCTTCCTCTGAAGGTATACCGTACTACCGATAACGCACGTATGGTGCAGGCATTAACCACAATTAACTACTAATTAACTACTTTATGTGGGTGAGTAATTCCGTAACGTACACACTAACAAGCGGTTACTGCTGAGGAATTAACTACTTAACTACTTTTAATATAAAATATATATAGGGTCCCTACCTACCAAGCCACCACCTGGAGCCCTGCAATAAAAAGTTTTTCCGAAAAGTAGTTAAGTAGTTAATTTTCCCGCGCCATTCCTACAAACTGAATTAACTACTATGCAATATCTGAAGCACAAAAGCGCCCCAACGCGCAACGATTACAAGCGAGAGACCCTATACTCAGATAACAAGTGGCGGAAGTTCCGCCTCAACGTAATACGACGCCGAGGTGGTGAGTGCGCAGCCTGCGGTGCTACACCAGAAGGTAAGGAGCTGCACCTGGACCACATTGTCCCCCTGGTGCAAGGTGGCGAGCGATGGGACACCAGCAACATACAGATACTATGCAGACGATGCCACGGCGTCAAGACAGCGGGCGAGGTATGGGGGGTGGGGTCGAACCTTGACCAAACCGACGCCCGGTCCGCGTCAGCCTCGCAAAAACTCGAGCTCGACGACCTCAAACTCCCCTTCTTA